GCCTTTGTTCCGTCCCTGCTGGTTACCTTGAGTCCCTGCTTTCTGCTTCGTGCAGTCATCTCAAGCATTACCGACATCATGAAGTTGTGGTTGTCATATATATCCCGTGTTGACTTGAACACCGACTCACCATAGTCCTCAACGGTATCTTCTATCGATGACCATTCAAGTGACTGTACCAGTGGTGTTGAGCCTACCGGGCCAAGGAACACGGGAACTTCGCTGCTTCCGTGCTTTGTCCTTTTCTTGATAAACCTGTGAGGGACAACAACAAAGTTGTCCTGCCGGTCATAAAAATCATATACATCTATCCCGTCATCGTCCTGCCTGACCTCGCCAAGCCTGACATTATACTGGTCTTCTATCTCCTTACGGGTCTTTTTAACCTTGTAGCAGGCCCATGCAAGGCCGTTTCCGTCAACACCCCAGTAGGTGTGCATCGGATCCCAGGGAGTAATATCAATGTGTGTCTTGCTCTCAGCATCCTTAACAAGGAGTGCCCTGCCTGCATACCATCCACGCAGTGATATGTACCAGCCTAACTGATTTTTAAGTCCGGGCTGCAGCTTTCGGTGCAGTCTTTCATCTGCTGCCTTGAGTGCCCCTATAATAAATCGTTCCTTGTCGTTGTTCAGCTCCCGTGTGTTACGTGGGTTGCCGCTTGGGGGAATACGAACTACAAGGTCTGCATCCGACATCCAGGAGATTATCTTGTCTGCATAGGTCTGGGGTTCATTACTTGTGTAGCTCTGATATCCGTCCCCTGCATCATAAGGCTCAAGCCTGTATAGCTGATGGTCTGTATCCATCCTGGTCCTGAGCGGTTCTGTCACATCATAGTGACTGTCAACCATGTCAATTATGTCTTCTGCCTTACGTTTAGCCAATTAACTCCACCTCTTGACCTTTATAAAGCCGTTAATACCGAGATGACCGTAGCCAAACCGGTCTACAAGCCCATATATTACAGCTTTTATCCCATGATTGTTCTTATCATCGGGCTGTTCTCCTACTATATTACCATCTCTGTCCACTTTCCATCTATAGGCACGGGTTTGTCCGTCAAAAGGGTTGGGAACTACGCCAAATTCTGACAAAATTCCCTCACACTTTGGGTTTACAATCAATTTTGGGGCATTAGTTTGAGGATCGGACTTCAAAAAGCCCTTTAGGCGTTCCGTTCCGTCATTAATTTTTATCTTCTGGCCTGACAGGTAGAGTCCTGTTTCCTCCATCCATATCTCGGCAGGTGCCGACATTGCCTGATGCTGGTACCCTGCTATGTCTATCACTCCACCCTGCACATCCTTCCACCATGGACGGGACTGGGCTATCTCTATGATCTCCTTTGTAATCAGTCCCTGCTCATATATCTCATCTATAACACATACCTGCCCGTTGATCTCCTGGACAACCTCAACAGCATAGGCCCCTGCATAACCGGGGTCCATCCAGAGGTGTACCGGGTCTCCCTCTGACCATTCGGCCCTGTCGCTGATATGAATATCTGCCCTGAACTCACTGAATACCAGTCCCTGCGGAGGCGAGGGTATACCTTCGATGCGTTCCATGAAGAACTCATCGGAGGCCATAGCCTTCAGCTTTAATATCTCAGGGTCTGACTTGCCTTCAGGGTATAAGTGCCTGTTTGAATAGCTGGGGAGGGAAAAACTCTGCTCATCATCAGTACCATACTGCCATGTCTGGAATAACTGGGGATACCATCCGAGGCTTCCCTCAAATGTACCTGCCAGAAACAGCCATCCACGCTTGGGGGCACACCTGCCACGCAGCCTGTGAAAGCTTTCCATGTCAAGCTGGGATGCCTCACACCCTATTATTCCGTCAGGTGCCCTCATCGCAAGAGTCCTGGGGTCTTTAGCACTCTTTGTCTCTATACGTGTACCGTCTGCAAGCACTATCCTTCCGGGGTCTACACGTTTTGACACCTCTGCAAGTATCCCAAGAGTAGCAAAGTCCTGCACAAGATAGTCGAACTCTGCCCTGGTGCGTTCATAGTCTGCAGCAACAAGCCAGTATAATCCTGACTCATCAGTCTCAAGAAACCGGGAAACAAGATACTTGCTGGCTATCATGCTCTTGCCAGCCTGCTCACCCCCGGCTACAAGTATAAATCTCTTTCGGCACTCTATTATCGGTATCTGCTTTTCCGTAGGCTCAAATCCTACCCTGGAAAATAAATACTCGGTTATATCATCAGTTCTCGCTGCTGTTGTCATTGACACGTCCCCTACGAGACAGTATCTTCTCTACCTCATCTATAGCATTAATCCTGGCCTGTTCAGCCTCGTCAACTACCTTACTGTCTTCCTTTGGCTTACCCTTCTTCTTGTTCTCAGATATCCACTTCTTCCACTCTACCATCATCTCCTTAACCTCATTGGTAGCAACCTGGCTATCACGCCTGTAAAGTTCAGACCAGTGTGCGTTAAGTAGTGTTATGAGAAGCACCGGGTTGTCATTGGGCTTCTGGTTCTTGACCCTGTTTACTGCTAAGTCCTGAAGAGACTCACGGAAGATCTCCTTTGCAACAGCTAATCTGCCACGGAATCCCTGTGCATCCTGCCTGGTCCACTGATCTACTGTAGACCTGCCAAGATCACTCGCCTTACAGGCAGCACGGACAGAACCAACCTCACCGTAAGCAGCAAGAAATGCATCCTGCTTTGCCTTAACAAGATCAGGATTCCGAACACCCTTGTAACTTCTGTCCCTTTTAACCATGAGCAATAGCATACATCCCGTAAGGACTTTGATCAAGTGCGTCAGGACTTTGTCCAGGTTTCCCAGTCTTCTCCCGTATACACAATATTTTATACCGCAGGGAAAAATAAAATATTTGGATACCCTCTAGTAAGAGTCTTCTCTTACTAAAAGCTTTTTTTCTCCTTCGGAAAAAAAGCAAGAACTAGTCTTAAGAATAAGAACTAGTCTTAAGATCTTAAGAAGTATAAATGACTTTCAAAAAAATTAGACTTTCATGAAAACTCTTGAAACTTTCATGCAATTTATAGCTAAATAATAGAAACTTTCATGAAACTTTCTGAAACTTTCACTCGATCCAGTCCAGTTATCAGCAATCCCAGGAGACCGCCTTTAGTATAAAAAGTCTGGTACGGGTACCCTCCATCTTAAGAAAGAGAAGACAAGCCCTACCCCTCCCGTTCGATGATTTCAGACAAGTATAAGAATTAGCCTAGTATCTAGTCTAGATACAATCTTATATCTAATCTAGTTCTAATCTTGACTAATTCCCTAATCTAGCCTAGTTCTAGTCTTGTATAGTTCCCGGCTTAGTACTAGGGCCAGGCTAGATTAGGACTAGTTCCCGGACTAGATAAAGACTAGACAAGTCTTGAATTGTTCCGGGATTATTCTGGACTGAATCCCATACGCCTGGAGACTAGTTCCCGGATTAATAGCAGCCGTTACTTTTGTGTTCTGGTGTCGTGCGATTGTATATTCCATACCAAACAGATACTTGACAAACATATACCTCTGCTATACTATAGACATATCAATTCAATATAGGGAGAAATGCAATGCCACATGTTACTAGATCAGATCAAGACAAGCTTATTAATTCAATACTTGACCATGTTAATACAGGTCAGGATATAGAATTACCAAAAGGTATATATGAATCTAGAAATTTAGAGATTGGTGAATGGGAGATACTTGAAGATTATCCAGAATTTGAAATTTGGATATCATATGGTATAGGCCAATTCCCAAATGCATGGTTAGAAAATTGGATTAAGTTTGAAGAATTTTTATATACTGGCATACCTCAATATACCATCTTCACTAAGGGCAATGGCAAACTACCATTCTTTAGTTTCTCTAGTTTACCGGGTAAAAACTTTTGTCCCGGTGCGGGGCCTTGTCTAAAATTCTGCTATAGCTTCAAGGCCTGGAGATACCCGGCTGCATTCTTCAGGCAGATTCAGAACACAATTTTATTAATGTCCGATACTGGCCGAAAATATTTACGTGAAGAATTCAACAAACTAAAACCTGATCATGATTTTAGACTCTATGTTGATGGAGACTTTGACAGTGTCGAAACTATGCGGTTTTGGTTTGATCTATTAAAATCCCGTCCTGACATCCGGGCCTATGGCTACAGTAAGTCATGGGAATTATTCTTACAATATGACAAGCTTTACACTTTCCCGGACAACTACCAGTTGAATTTATCATCTGGATCTATCTATCAAAATAATAAAAC